CCAGGATCTGGCGCGCGTCATGCACGAGGGGCATAACTTTATTTCGATCGACCAGATCGCCAACGCCTGCCCCAAAGTCTCCACGGCGCATATTGAGTCGCTGAAAGCCCTCGGCGCCTTCGGCGATCTCCCGGACAGCTCCCAGGTAAGCTTCTTCGACTGACGGAAGCCGGGCAGAGGATTCCTGCCTCCTGTTCCGCGCTTCCCGGACTGTAGCCGGAAAAAAAACAGAAGCCCGACCACCCACGGCCAGGCTTCTTTTTTATGCCCCTTTTCAGAAGGAATGCCCCGTCCTTTCCCGCTGCCGCATCCGCGCCGCAGCCCCCTGGAGTTGGAAGGCTGTCTGCCTCCTATCAGGCGGCCGCCGGCATCCCTTCCTCCATGCCGCCGGCAAGATCGTCAAGAAATTCCTGCAGTCCCTCTTTCGTTACATGCTGCATGACAACGATATGGGACAGTTCGCCGCCGAGCCTTTCGTCATAATCCGGCGCCAGCATGTATTTTTCCGCAATCTCTTCCGGCGGCCGCGCAAAATAGACCGTGTTGGACATCGGTTCCAGCCAGGCCTGCCAGCCGAGGGCATCGAGTTGGGCTTTCAGCCACGCGGCGCGGTCCAGCATTCCGCCTGCCTGCTCAGTGAATCCCTCTACGGGAATTACTACAATACTGTATAATGCAGAAAAGTATGGAGAAATCCCTTTCTCTACTTGTACTCAATTTACGGTTTATTCACTCTCAACTATTAATATTGCGGAATTACCTGCAGTAATGACACTGATCTTTTATTTTGATAATGATGGGAATGATATAAAAAATACCAAAGAGGATGTTGATAGCGCTGTTCTCGGTTATGCCAAATATACTTTTTTAACTAGCGAGGAAGAAGAACAATTCAAAGCTGTAAATGGTATAGTTGATGATGGAACAGAACGCAAAATGGCAGAGGTATTAAAACTATAATTAGAAGTATTATATGGCGAGTTTGATGAAAGAAAGATTCATAATAAATCATCCGAATGGGTAAAGAATTATACTGTTTTTGGAATAGATAAGAATACAGAGTTGGTATTTGCTATAAGTCCTCGGAATATTTCTGTCGAATATGATGATTTGATCAAAGCTACTTATCAAGAATCGAAGAAATTATTGATGGATAATATTCAAGAATGGGCGGAGCAAAAGAAGGATACGATTAAACAAGAAAAAGCCCAAAAAGAAGAGGAGATCAGGAATGGTGATAAGTCAGGACTGTAATATCATTTATGATTTCATATCAACTCCATAAATGTCTATGTGAAGACTAGGGGACGTAGATTTCCCTGACAAACCTAGGCAATGACTCACTTTGTAGTGTCAGCTACTCTATTTCGTATGTTCTCAGCAGCTCACCCTCACTGGTGGGCTGCTTTTAGTAGTGCCTCCCGCCGCCGTGTTCGGCGCCGATCGTTCAGCAACGACGCGAAGCTAGTCCTATAGGACGCGGCCCTTGCCCCGGCTATGGTCTCTGTCCTGGATTCGGCCGCGGGTCTGTGCCACCGTGCGTCCTTATGTTATACTCTGAGCTTGTACATCCTTACCCCTCCTGCATTGAACCGTTTTTTATTTTATTATACAGGAAAACCTAAACAATGTCAAGGAAATCCTAAATGTTTGATGAAAAATATTTAGGGTATCCTTGACAACATGCAGGATATCCTATAAGATGGGCATAAGGAGGCGATGCAATGGATATTTCCAGTAAGATCAAACTCGCCGCAAGCTACAAGGGGATCAGCGAGGCCGAGCTTGCTAGGCGGCTGGGGGCTGCACCTTCGGCATTTAACCAGCGTCTCAAAACAGGGAAGTTCTCTTCCGATGACCTTGACCGGATCGCCGAAGCCATCGGCGCCCGTTACGACTGCTTCTTTGAATTTCCCGACGGCCAGAAAATCTGAACGATAGAGGAGAACCTGATGATGCGCAAAGTCACATCTTTTCTTTTGCTTATTTGCATCATGCTGTCACTTGCTGTAACTTCTTTTGCGGAGTCCGACCCGACAGCTCTGAAACCCGGCGACATCATAGCGCTCGGCACCTATGAGCAGGACAACGTAACCGGCAACGGACCGGAGCCGATTGAATGGCAGGTTCTGGATGTTGACGGCGATGAGGCTTTCCTGGTGAGTGTCCATTCACTGGATGCAATGAAATTTAATAATGTCATGAAGGCCTCGGCGAAGAAAACTCTGTCGTGGGCAGACAGTGATATTCGTACATGGTTAAACGGTGAATTCATCGATAAGGCCTTTTCTGAAGAAGAAAAGAATTGCTTGATTACGGTTGAGAATGAAGAAGGGGCAATGGACCAGGTCTTTTTGCCAAGCAAGGAAGAAATTGTGAAGTTCTTTCCGTCAGGGGATGAGCAGTTTTGCATGCCTACAGAATATGCATTTGTCAAGCAAGGCAACCGAGACGAGATGTTGAGTGCATATCCTACACTGGACATATACAATCTAGCTTGGTATTATTTTCTGCGATCATTCAACTCAACCGGCAAGAGAGTAGCATTAGCTCCAGCGAAAGGCATGGTGACTGAAGATTTTGATAACGCAGTTCGATTCATTAGGCCTGCAATCAAAATCGATATAACCAATGCCTCTGTAGCTATAGGAAACTCAAATCATGAGAAGCAGAACCATAACGAAGCGGCTTCAGATGATATCACCTATGATTTCCTGGTAGGCTACTGGTCATCCCGGAACGGTATGCATACCTTCGAAATGAAGAAGGACTACGGCTATATCACCACAGTTCCTGTAGTACCCCGCAGCGGAGATGCATATGATTTGATCGACGGGATTCTATACAAGTATTTTATGAGCAATCCCAGTAATAAAACGCCGAATCTGAAATTCACAAAGATCTCCGATACAGAAATAGAGGTTTATTCTTACCAGACGCAATCAAGCTACACACTCATCAAACGCAGATAAGCAAGGCGCTACATTGGGCCCTCCTTCGGGAGGGTCTTTTTTTATGCTCATTTCCGAGATTATGTAAACCGACCCGAGTGGAATATCACTGGAAAATCATTGGAAAAAGATCGGACGATTTTTCCGGCCCGAAGCGCTAAACTATACCCAAGATCAACAGGAAAGGCCAACCCAACCGTGAAAAACTCTCAGGCACAACTGGATAATCTTGCGCTCTCCGCGCCGTATCGCTTTACCAGCGAGACCGCCAGCGAGGCAGGGAAGAAGGGGGCCATTGCCTCCCAGAAAGCCCGCAAGCGGAACAAGACCATGGCGCAGCTTGCCAAGCAGATCGCCGAATCCAAAATCGAGTCCGCCGATCTGCGCGATCAGCTGAAGGAACTTGGTCTCACGGAAGAGGACATGAAGAACGCGGTGCAGGTTGTCGCCGGCGTCTTCCACCATGCCGCAAAAGGCTATATTCCTGCCGTGGACAAGTGGGAACAGTTTATTGAACGCGCCGAAGTGGAGGAGAACGGAATCCTGGACACGGATACGCGTCAGGCGCTCGCCATCATGCGCGCCAACTATCTGCCGAACATCTCCTCCAACTTTGGCGCCATCTCCGTGGCCGCCCTGAAGCACAAATATACCCACTACGAAGCCTCCGGCGGCCGCGGATCCCTCAAATCCTCCTGGGCCTCCCTCACCGTTGTCCGCCTGCTCATGGAGCATCCGGACACCCACGCCCTGGTCCTGCGCAAGGTTGCCAACACCATGCGCGATTCCGTGTTTGCGCAGTACCAGTGGGCCATCGCCCAGCTTGGTGTATCACAATTCTGGGAACCCAGAAAAAGTCCCCTGGAGCTCTGCTTCCGACCCACCGGTCAGCGCATCCTCTTCCGAGGCGCGGATGACCCCATGAAAATCAAGTCGATCAAGGTGCCGTTCGGCTACCTGGCCATCACACACTTTGAGGAAAAGGACCAATTTGCCGGACGGCCCGAGATCGACACCATCCTTCAGTCCACCATGCGCGGAGGTTCCGTCTTCTGGAATTTCGAGACCTACAACCCGCCCCTCTCCCGCGACAACTGGGCAAACAAAGACAGCGCCGAAGAGCGCTCCGACCGCATCCAGCACCGGAGCTCCTATCTCGAACTTGACGATCCTTCCTGGCTCGGCGATCAGTTCATCGCGGAGGCCGAAGAGCTGAAGCGCCGCGACGAACGCCGGTACCAGCACGAGTACCTCGGCCTCGCCGTCGGGTCCGGCGGGAACGTCTTCGATAACCTCGAATTCCGTCCGATCTCGGACGAGGAGCTCCGGTCTTTCTCCAACATTTACCAGGGCGCGGACTGGGGCTGGTTCCCTGATCCGTTTGCGTTCATCCGCCTGGCCTATGACCACGCCCAGGAGACCATCTACCTGCTCGACGAACTTTACGCCAACAACAAGACCAACGAGGAGACCGCCCAATGGATTACCTCCCACGGCTACAACGATGTGCAAATCACCTGCGACAGTGCGGAACCCAAGAGCGTCGCCGACTATCGAAGCCTCGGGATCGCCGCGAAACCGGCAGTCAAAGGGCCTGGCAGCATCGACTACGGCATGAAGTGGCTCCAGGGCCGCAGGATCGTCATTGACCGCCGCCGGACCCCCAACGCCGCCCGCGAGTTTGAAAGCTACGAGTATGACCGCGACCGCAACGGCAACTTCGTCTCCGGCTACCCGGACAAAAACAACCATACCATCGACGCCACCCGCTACGCCCTGGAGCGCGTCATTCGCAACTACCGGAGCAACGCCTAGCGTCCTCACAAGCTGCGGATCGTCTCGCTTCCGGCAGGCATGCCGAAAGCTCGCTCCCTCCGCTGCTCGTCCTTTCCAAAGAAGACCCGCTTCGCTGGGCTCTTCTTTGGTGAATAGAGGTATTCTGTTTGAATATTATTGAAAAACTCAAAGAGCTCGGTTTCTCCACCATCTCCCCGGACTGGTACCAGCTGATTGATCTCTGGGATCAGTGGTACAGGGGCACCGTCCGCGGTTTTCACGACTACCGCGTCTATAATGGCCTCAAACATGTCCACTGCACCAAGTTGACCGCAGGCATGGCCAAATCCGTCGCCGAAAACTGGGCGGATCTCCTCATGAACGATAAGGTCACCATCACCCTGGAGGGCTCGGCGGAGCAGGACTTTTTCGACGAGGTCTGCCGCGACAACAATTTTCATCAGCAAATGAACCGGTATGAAGAGTACTGCTTTGCGCTCGGCACCAGTGCAATTGTTGCCCGTGTGACGGATATGCAGGTGGACGAAGATGGGAGAGCCGTGAGCCCCGCCGGTGGGATCTGCCTGGACTATGTCCGGGCGGGTGAGATCTTCCCGCTCAGTTGGCATAACGGTATCATCCGCGAGTGTGCCTTCACCAGCCCTCACAGCCACGGCGGCCGCAGCTATGTCTATCTTCAGATCCATCACCTGGACGAGTCCGAAAACTATGTGGTGGAAAATCACCTGTTTGAAGAGCTGAACGAAAACCTCTATGAAGTCCCGCTCGAATCCGTTCCGGCCTTCGCCGCTGTCGCCCCGGTCTTCCACACCCACCGCCCCGAACCGCTTTTCGTCCTGAATCGCCCCAACATCGCCAACAACCTGAACCCGGATATCCCGATGGGCATCTCGATCTATGCCAACGCCATCGACCAGCTCAAAGACTGCGATAACGTCTTTGACTCTCTGAACTCCGAGTTTGTCCTCGGCCGGAAGAGAATCATGGTCAAGCCCGAAGCCCTCAAAAGCCTGGACGGCGAACCCCTCTTCGACGCCAACGACCTGGTCTTCTACCTCCTGCCGGAAGACAGCTCCAACGGTTCCACCGTCAAGGAAATCGAAGCCAAGCTCCGGACGGAAGAGCACTTCACCGGTCTGCAGGCGGCCCTCGATATGCTGGCGCTGAAGACCGGCCTGGGCCCCAGCCACTGGCGCTTTGATCAAGGCCATATCACCACCGCGACCCAGATCATCGCCGCGAACTCGGAAGAGTACCGGACCCAGTGCAAGCACGAGATCGTCCTGGAACAGGTTCTGATTGATCTGGCCCGCGTTATCCTCCGCCTCGGAAATACCTTCCTCGGCCGGCAGCTCAACGAAGACGTCGAGATCTCCGTTGACTTCGACGAGTCCATCATCGAGGACAAGACCGCCGACTTCGAACGCGACTGCCGCATGCTGGAGCTCGGCGTCCTCGGCAAGGACGAGTTCCGCGCCAAGTGGCTGAACGAGGATCTGAAAACCTCCACCAAAGCAATTGACGAAATCACCAGCGAAGCAAAGCTGTGATCTGCGGGCTAAAGCATCTGCCCGTCATAAATTTTGGGACCAAAGCACCGGCCCCATTTCAAAGGAGAAATCCAATGTCTTTATCCCGTACTGACCTAAAACTGATTGGGCTCAATGATGATCAGATTTCCTCTGTCATTGCGGCCCATAGCGAAACGGTTTCCGCTCTGAAACAGAAGTATTCCGAGCTGGAAACCAAGTACAACAGCGCGAAGGAGAGCGCTGACAAGCTTCCGGACATTCAAAAGGAACTGAATGATCTCCGGAAGGAAGATTACAAGGGCAAGTATGAAACTCTTTTCGCTTCCGTCGAAAAGGGAAAAGCCCGCACTGCCAAGGAAAAGGCAGCCCGTGCCTATTATGAAGGCAAAAACATCAGAGGCGGCAACCTCACCATTGCCCTGCGCGGCACCGACCTGGATCAGCTGCAGCTGGACGATTCCGGCAACCTGGCTGATACTGCGGCCCTCGACGCCCTGGTCGACGGTGACTTCAAACCTCTGGTGGCCTCCGCCCGCCGGACTGTATCCAGCGGCGGAACCCTGTCCGGCCACGCCGAACAGACTGTATCCCTCAATGAAACGATGAACAAAATTCTCCGTGGACAGTAATCAACTCAAAGCCCAACGTAGTGGGTTTGAGTTGAAGAGGAAGACCAGCGTAGTGAATGAGCTTTCGTCACGCCTGACGGAAGCGAACGATACGAAGCTTGGTCTAACGACATGAACCGCCTCATCCGCGGACAGTAATCTACACAAAGAAAAGAGGTAATTATTTGTGAGTGGAATGATTCAGAGAAACGACCTGGCGGGCCTGATTCCCGAACCCGTCGCACGCGAAATCTTTCAGGAAGTGGTGGAGAACAGCGCCGTGCTGAAACACGGCCGCCGGCTCCCCAACATGACCAGCAAGACCCAGAGCATCAACGTCCTGGACATGCTCCCCATGGCCTACTGGGTCGAGGGCGATACGGGGTACAAGGAGACTGCCTCCATGGCGTGGAAGCAGAAGAAGCTCTACGCCGAGGAGCTGGCCGTCATCGTCCCCATCCCCGAAGCCGTGCTGGACGACACCAACTACGACATCTGGGGCGAGGTCAAGCCCCGCCTCGTCGAAGCGATGGGCCGCCGCATCGACGAAGCCATCCTCTTTGGCCTCGGCAAGCCCTCCACCTGGCGCAAGAGCATCGTGGACACCGCGAAGGACTCCGGCAACGCCGTCACCGAGACCACCGGCGCGAACGCGGACCTTTATAAGGATCTGCTGGGCGAAGGCGGTGTCATTGCCAAGGCGGAGGAAAGCGGCTATACCCCGACCCAGATCCTGAGCGCCATTCAGATGCGTGCCAAGCTGAGAGGCGTCACGGATGCTAACAAGCGCCCGATCTTCCTGTCCACCATGCAGCAGGCCGCCCAGTACATGCTCGACGGCATCCCCATGGACTTCCCCATGAACGGTGCCTGGGATTCCACCGAAGCCCTGATGGTGGTGGGTGACTTCCACCAGATGGTCTACTCCATCCGCCAGGACGTGACCTACAAGATCCTGACCGAGGCCACCATCGTGGATCCCTCCAGCCAGAAGGTCATCTACTCCCTGGCCCAGCAGGACATGGTTGCCCTGCGCGCGGTGATGCGCCTCGGCTGGGAGATCCCCAACCCCATCAGCGGCTACCGCGAGAACCTCGGCACCTACAGCCCCTTCGCGGTATACCTGCCGGCATAATGGTTGCAGACTACGCTTTTTATGCTGGCGAATACTACGGGAAGCTCCTCACCGAGGAGGAGTTTCCCGAGTACGCCACCCGCGCCGACGCCTATCTGGATCAGATGACCACCGGCAGGTATGCGTCACCGGATCTCCCCGAAAAGATCCTCCTCGCCGTGAAATTCGCCGAATGCGCCGTCTCGGAACTCTGCCAGCTGATGGCAAGCGACGCTGCCGGCAACCCGTCCATCGAAAAGGAAACCGTCGGCAGCCATTCCGTCACCTACCGGGGCGCAAGTGATTCCGCCTCCGGCTGGGCATCGAGGATCCGTGACGTGATCTGCCTCTACCTTGCCCACACCGGCCTCCTGTATCGAGGCGCGATCCTGCAATTTAAGCTATGATTTCTCCCCATACCGTTTCCCTCATCATCTATCACAGCGATTCTCCTTTCCTTGTGCATCTCCGCGGCGTGATGCTTCAGGCACTGAACGGCCAAAGTGTTCAGCGCCGCGGAGATCAGGAAGAGACGAATTCAAGTCTTTATGTCCCGCTTTCCGTCCACGCTGTGAACGCGGCAGGGGAGTCGCTGACCTTCCTTCCGCCCCTCGAATATGCCCGCTGCACGGATCCGGAAAAGCACTGGACGCTGCAGCCGGAGGGGGAGAGCGCCGGCCGCTGCAGCTTTTTCGTGAAAGGCGAGATCCCGGAAGCCTGCTCTCTTGCCGAAGCCCGCGAGAAATACGATTACGTCTATATCGTCGCCGGCTGGCAGCTCCACGACTACGGTAGCCGCGCGCTGCAGCATTGGGAAGTCGTGAGCAAAGTCTCTTCGAGGTACTACCAGTATGGAAATTAAATCGATCCTTTCATGGCTTTCAACGGCACCCCAGCTCTCCGGCGAGCCCCTCAACTTCAACTATCTTCCCAGCTATTCCGGCTGGTCCCTGATGATCCCGAAAGCCGAAACCCGTATGGACATCCTCAGAAACACCCGCGAACTCTTGCAGCTGAAGATCACCCGGCGCTATACGATCCAGTCCAACGAGGACCGCCTCGCCGTCGTCGAAGCATTGGAAGACCTCGCCGCCTGGGCCAAAGAAAACCCGCCGGAGCATATGCGCCTGAAGGTGAGTGGCCTCCCGGAGTTCACCAGCCGCAACAACTCCGGCATCGAAGACACTTCAATCACGCTAAACATCATGAGAGATTAAAAAACCCCCGGTGATAATCCACCGGGGAATAACGAAAACCCTAATAAATTGTATTTAGCGGGATCATTAGACTATTTCAGTAACCGAGACTTAACAGTTGAGTCTTTTTCGTTTCGTATTCTGCTTCTGTTATTGCCCCTTCATCGAACAGTGATTTGTATTTTCTGATTTCGTCAGCAGGAGAGAATAAGCTTCCTTTCTTAGTCGCCTCAATCTGTTTAGTCAAGTAGTCTACTACATAAGCGAATGCTTGCTCAGATAATTGTGATGTATCAAATGTGAAAGTGTTTTCGTTGAAGAAGTTGCTTTTCTCATTATTCATCAGACTTCCGGAAGTTTCGATTTGTATATATCCCAAAGCAAGACCAGGAGCTTTTACCTGAAATCCAACACAGTCCTGATAGAAGATCGTTTTTCGTCCGTCTGTTGCATTTCCAGTCAATACGGCTCCTAGGGTAACATCTGTCGTGATGATGCATTTATGGGGATAGATATCAATCATTCTTCCTCGGGAGCCCTGTATATGAAATACAGCACCAGGTAAAGCACTTGTCCGAAAGCCCTGCATTTCTTTTTCAAAGTTCTGCTCACGTTGCTCACGTTGCTTCTGAAGCGCTAGTATTTCAGCTTCGGATAAATCATTTACTTTTCCGGTTGATTTATCAAACTTGCAAAATGGGCAAATAGTGACGTTATCATCAATTAATTCATCACAGTTCGGACAATTAACGAAATGCAGATTACCAAGGCCATCTTCTAAATGCGACCGCACCTGATTATCGCAGGCGTTATTATCAAGCAAATCCTGCAAGTAGCTGATACTGTTTTTCCTAACTCGATATAGAACAAGAGAAGAAAAAGCTCGGTTAACTTCTGAATTGCAGCGAGAGCATGCTGGAAAAGACTGATTGTCAAATATGACTGTATCTTTATCAAAGACGCCAAGTTTCTTCCCACAAACTGAGCAATTAGCCATACTTACTCCCTCCTAGATAGCTGGAATGATTAACAGTAAAGATATAGTATCATAATTGACAATGAGTTTTCAACAATAGTTTTATAAATCAAGAACCGCTTTTATTTCATGAAAGGAGGCCACCCATGGCCGCTGATCTTACGTTCAATACCCCCTCGGGCCAGACCATCGCCCGGGAACTTCTCATTGCCTATCTCAACACCGGCACCATTGCCGCCCCGGTCTGGAGCCCCCTCGGCAAGCGCGTGGAGGACAGTTCCACGGAACTCGACTGGGAGAGCGAGATCACCCGCGATATCCTCGGCGCGACCTATGGCACGTTGAAAAAACCGAAGATTACCCAGACCTTCGACCCCTGTGATCTGGACGGAGCTGACGCTGCGCAGGTGAAGATCTGGAACCTGGCGGTGAAGGACCAGGACGCCCAGGCCCTGGCGGCCCAGAACATGCTGATCGTCCATTTCTACGCCGGCGAGAGCACCACGCCATTCGCCGAGCGCTATGCCTCCTGCATGATCGAGGTCACCGGCCTCGGCGGCGAAGGCGGCGGAAACGTGGGCATGCCCATCTCCATCACCTATGGCGGCACCCGCACCACCGGCACTGCGAGCCGCAACGCCGAAACCGGCGCCGTGACGTTTACGGCGTCTTAAGGAGAACACTGTGAAAGAACTAAGGATAAACACCGGCGTGGAGGAATACCTCCTCGCCGGGAAGGTGGCGGTCTCGTTCAACCCCACCGACATGAATTTCCTCGAACGCCTCTCCCGCGCCTTCTCCGAGCTGGATGCCCTGCAGGAGGAGGTCCGGCAAAGCCGTGAAAAAATCACGGACGACAGGGAAGTGTTCCCTATCGCCCGTGAACTGGACGGCAAAATGCGCGGAATCCTGAACGACCTCTTCGGAGAGGAAATCTGCGAACCGCTCTTCGGCTCCATGAACCTCTTCTCCTCGTCTGGCGGCCTGCCGGTCTGGGCCAACCTGATGCTCGCCGTCACGGACGAAGTGCAGGGCGCTCTTCAGGGCGAACTTGCTGCAAGAGAAAAGCGGATCGCCAAGTATGTGGAGAAGTATCAGAAATAAAAAAGAGCCCGAAGGCTCTTCCTTCTCAGATCATTCTAATTCTTCCGGTTTCGATTCCGCTCCACATGCACCGCATATGTAGTATGGCCCAAACGGACCGAAATAAAGGTCTATGCTATGACTATGACATTTGGGACAACTATGCTCAAATGAAAAGCCGCCGGAGACCTTTTCCAGCCAGTCATCATTCAGGATCTCATTTTCGCTTTTGTTATCCATTCTAAAGACCTCCTGTAAAAGTATTCCGTCTGTGTCCATATTATAGCAGGCATCTGTCATGAAAACAATCACCGATTTTCTGTTGATATGTTTGATTTACCCACTTCCGT